GGATGAGAGAGCGGAGAGGATGGAGTCAATGGTGGACAGCGACAGGGAGCATGCTCCAGACGGGGGCAGTGATGGATGAAAGAGCGGAGAGGATGGAGTCAATGGTGGACGATGGTATTTCCCCGATGTTAAGAGCGACTTTGAGGGCAGGGGGAGCGTGGCGGCAGAAGAAGTCGAAGCAGGCGGATTGGAAGGAGACATGAGAGAGAGGGAGCAAATTCCACATGGACTGGCCGAGGGAGTGGCCGACAGAAAACTCAGTTAAGTAGCTGACAAGCTTGTCCGGGATAGTGCTGTCGTCTATGGCCATGGCAAGTTTCGTGAAGAGGGCGAGAGGTGAGCGGCAGGCTCCAGTAGGGCCGACGAAGTAGCCGCAGAAGAGGGCGTACTTGTCGATCTCAATCTTGAAGCGGAGGGAGAGGAGAGGCTGAATGGATGGCCAGGCTTGGTTGAGGGGGGGGATGGAATCGATGAGAGAGTCGTCGCCGCTGACCATAACGGCTTCGGAGGTGATGTTGTACTGGGTGAAGAGGACGGCGAGGTTGTAATCAGTGTTGTCGTCATAAGTCCCTGGTTCTCCAGTGAGGCGCATGCAGGTGAGAGGTCCGAACTGGGTGTCAACGTTGGTTTTCAGGTGGACGTGGAGGTCAATGAGGGCTTGGGGAATGGATAGGCGGTGCATTTTGAGGCGTTCGAGGACAACGGCTTCTCCATGCTGGGACTGGTCGAAAGCAGTATAGTCATTGGCGAGGTGAGGTTGGTCTGTGAGATGGTCTTGGCACCATTGTGAGAGTTCGAAAGGGGTGTGCCCGGCGTGAACGTAGATGTTGGAAGGGCGATCCTGATTGTCGAAGATGCGTTGGTATTTTTTGACTGGCCCTAGGAGGAGGATGACAGCGTCGTGCATGAGGGCGAGGGTCTGGCAAGCTTTCCAATTCCCAAAGATGGAGTTGTCGTTTGTTTTGTGTTGGGTCTTGGAGAAAATGCGGACGGCTGACCAGCGCCAATCTGGGTCTGAGCGATTTGCGTTTGCCATGATGACGGATTGAGTCTTGGAGGACAGCTGGCAGAACTCGTTGGCGTTGATGCATTCAATGAAGAGTGCTTCGTCGAAAGGGATTTCAGAGAGTGGGGAACGGTGGTAGGCTCGGCACAGAGACTGGAAAAGGACAGCCCCAAGAATTTCATCTTTTGGGGAAATGGAGTAAGGGGCGGGTGAAGGTCTGAAGCGGAGACGCTTGGGAATGGAAGCAGGTAGGAGGGTTGGGTCAGATTTTTCGGAGTGAATGGCGGAAGCGACGGAGAATGGAAGGGCGGAAATCTCGAAAGGCTGATTGAGCAGGGGGAACTGGTTGCTGGATTGGTCGCGCCAGATGATTTCTTTCACCTGAGGGTCATGGGCGGGAATGAATTGCGAGGCTAGGACATAAAAGTCCTCGCCAGGGTAGACTGGGGTGTGGGCGGTGGAAGAGGGGCGAAGATCGGAGCTGAAGGCCGGCGAAGAAACTTGGGCAGAAGGGATGTCATAGTGGAATGGGCGGCGTGTTTCTGGAAGAAAGTGAGTGGAGATTTGAGGCGAGGCATCAGAGCCGTCGCCGGAGAAGATGCGGGCGGTTTGGAGAACGTCTGAAGTGTGGGAGCTGGGGAGGGAAGCGGTGAGAGACAAGACGCCGGGGACTGGTGGGTTAGGTCGCAGAGGAACATGGGAGGATCTGGAGACTATTTCGGCTAGAGGGCGGAAGACGGGGGCGACGACGGGATCAGCGGTTTCACTGGGGTGGAGGGAGAAAATAGGGAGAAGGTCAGTTGGAAGCTCAGAGCGGGCGCCGCGGAGGGGGGTGACACGGGAGGTGAGAGGTGCTGTGATGATCTCTACTCCAGTTAGCATGTTCCGGAAGATGTCAGAGAGTGATATGGGTTGGTTGGCGTGGAAGCGAGAGAAGAGAAGGTTATTGCAGGCGGAGTCTGTACGGATGAGTGAGTGGTCTCCTGAGAAGTTGATACCGATGGTGGAACGTGTGAGAGCGACTAGGGACATGGAGTGGGACAGCATCCGGGAGTTGCGATCGAGGTGGATATTGGCTGGGTACTTGTAGGTAGAGCCCTGGGAGGAGGCGATAGTAACTGCTTTGTAGCCGCATTGGCTGATGGTTAGGGCGGAAGTTTGAGAGTTGCACATGATCGTGGCATTTGGGGGCAGGGTTTGATGGAAGCGGGAGAAGCCAGGTTGAGAGGAGAGAGAGCGGACGCCAAAGAACTTGGCGACGCGCTGGGGAATACGACGGCTCCAGAGGCAGTAGAAGTCGAGGTAAGGGCGGAGGTGGCTGATTTCTGAAGGGAGGCGATGGTTGCTGGAATTGGTGTTGGTGGAGTGATATTCTCCCTGGAGGGGGTCCCCAAGGACGATGACGAACTGAATAGTGGGGTCAGCATGGATGGCGAGGTCGAGGTAGCCGCGTGGCATTTTGTATACTTCGTCGATGACCAGCACACGGGCGGATTTGAGGAGGGAAGCTTCCCAGGTGGATATGCGCCAAGCAGTGGTAGAGGAAAGCTCGAGAGCCTCCTTCCATTCGCTGCGAAGCTCGGTGGTTGGGACTGAGACCTTGAAGGCGCTGAAGGGGTGAGTTTTGAGCAATTTCTGGACGGGGTAGGACTTGCCGCAGCCAGCAAAGCCGGCGATGTGAACGAGGGAAACGGCGCGAGAAACGGCTATATCAAGCTGGGCATCGAGGGCGAGGAATGAGTCTCTGGCTTTGTTTGGATGAAGTGGGTCAACATTGGCCATGACTCCGTCGAAGCCGTTTTTCATGTTGGAAATGAGGTTTTTGGCGCGGCGGACGTTGGTGCGATATGAGTGGACGTGGCGGAAAGGAAGGTGGGTGGAATCATGAGTGAAGCGGAGAGAGGCGTGGACGAGGTCGGAAGCGGCGCCGGAGAGGCGGACTGGGTTGGAGGCGGGGGAGTAGGCGAAGTGACCAGGTGAACCTGAGGAGTGGGTGATGGTAAAGGAAGCGCGGGGATTGCTGCTACCGTAGATTAGACGATTCTGGCCCGAAATGATGACGGCCTCGAAGTTGTAGGCGGAAGCGAGGACGGTGAGGTGGTCAGTAGAAAGGCCGTGGCGGGAGATTTGAGAGGCGTCAAGGAGACAGTCGGGGAGATTTTGCTGAAGGGTGAGCCAGAGGTCAGCGGGCTCAACGTCTATGCCTGCTGAAATTGCGCGGAGGAGGCAATCGGTGTTGGTGGGGTACGGGAGGTTGGAGATGGGACCGTTGCGTTCGCGAGTGAAGAAAAGGCCACTGCCCTCGTGGAGAGGGGTGCGAGTGATGAGGTCCCAGGTGGTAATGGGCCCGAAACCGGTGGGGTCAGAAAGCAGGGCGTTCGTCTCTGGAGTGACAGGGACCTGAGGGGGGTTCGGAGTGGAGCTGGGGTTTGGGGTGAACACGCCGACGGAGTCGAAAGATAGAGGCGCATCCGGCATGTTGATGGGGGCGGTGGATGACTGCTGGGTGATGGGAGGGAGGTTTGGAGTGGCAGGCTTTTGGAAGTAGGGGGAATGTGGACGAAGGGAATGGGCGGAGCCGAGACCGAGGTCGAGGGACGCGAGGGGGGAGGCGATGGATGAGGGGACCGGAATGCTGGCGGATGCGGGCGCTGGGGAGGGTGGGCGAGAGATGGAAGAAGGAGTGGCGCTAGTGGAAGGCTTGGGAGAATCGGGTGGGGCTTGAGTCTGGGCGCTCGGGGATGGGGGGATGAAGGCGTCTGGATTGGTCAAGGGGTCCGTTTGTGGGGGCGATAGGGCGGCAGGTGAGGAAGTGGAGTCGGGCTGGGAGGGGGCACTAGGCTGGGCGGGCTGAGTGGGAGTTGGAGCAGCTTGAGGAGGGGGAGAGGGGGGGGTGGACTGCGTGAGAGGGATGGAGACAACCCAAGAGTTGGGGTTCGAGGAGGATTGGTCTGGAGGGGGTGAAGCAAGCATTCCTGGAGGGAGAAAAGGCTTGGCGGCAAGCAAATTAACTGGGCGGCGGTCGAAAGTGAGGGTGAAGGGCTTAGGGTGGAAGTAGCAGTCATAGCGGTCATGGATGGATTGAGGGGAGTCTTTGTCGCAGAAGGCTCGATAGGCCCAGTAGCATGCAGGGGCGAGGGCAGCAAGAGTGATCCAGAGGGGCGTGAAAAAGGGAAGAGGCGTGGGGAGGTAAGCTGAGCCGAGAGTGGGAAAGTTTGGGGAGGTGGCGGTCCAAGAGAAAAAGCGCAGGAAGAGGGAAGTTAGAAATGAGGGACCGCGAAGGTGCTTGGCGGAGAGGGACATGGTGAGAGCGAAGCGGGGGGCTGCATGGGTGAAGAAGCTGGGGGGTTGGACGAACCAGTGACCGAAGATGGCCAAAGATGTGATGTGGTAGCGGCGGGCTTGGCAGACTAAGTAGGCCATGTAAGCGGAGAAGGGGGAGGAGATGAGGCAGCCTGTGGAAAACAAGCGGAAAGAGTTGGTGCGGAGCCAGTGGCGGAGATGCTGGAGGGGAGAAGTCAGGAGCATGTAATGGGAGACTGGGCGAAGGGGGGAGGTGTACAGAGCGAAGTGGGCAAGATTGTCCCAGGCGGCGGAGGAAACCCAAGAGTACTCGCTCTTGGAGGACTGAGTGCGAATGAAGCCAGCGGGGTCAGTGACGCGGAGGGTGCGGACGGCTCTGACGTAGAGGAAAAGCGCATCGTAGACGGCCTTGGGGACTAGACGGTGGCGAATTTCCTGTTTGAGATCCTGGGCGGAGGGGATGAGGACTGCAAGGGGGGCGCGGAAGGAGATGGAGTCCTCGTTGGAAAAGAGAGGTGGGAGGCCGCGTTGGATGAGAATGGAGTGGAGGGGGCCCCAGGACTCGAGACGGGTGATGGAAAGGGAGAGCGAGGGGGAAGTGATGGCGGTCGTCTTGAGCCAGTTAAGGGCTGTCATGGGTTGGGTGTACGACAATGAGGGGTTGTTTTCTAAGAAGTAGGTGAGCTGACCGTTCTTTATCTCGAAGCGATAGAGCTCGGGCATGAGGGAGAGGTGGGTGAAGTCAGATTCAGGGGGGACAACAAGGGAAGCGTAGAGCTTCTGGACTTGAGGGGCTTGCTGGAAAAAATCCAGGATTTGATCTGGGGAGAAATACATGAGGGCGTCGTGCATGAAAACGGTTTCTGTGTTGGGTAGGGAAGTGGAGGTGACTGGGTAGCGGACGGAGTCAGCGGCGGTGAGGCGATAATTGAAAGGCGTGGGGGGGACAAAATTTGCGTTCTTGGCGCGCATCTTGTTATACTTGGATGGCTTCATGAACATGACGGAGGAGGGGGTAGTGGCCTTGTGATGCCAGTCAGAGAGCAAGTTAATCTCAAGGGTCTTGTGAACAGGGTGAGAGTGGTTGGTAGTGCCAAAGTCAGTGATATCAATCCCAGAGTCGGTGAGGAAGGGGCGGTGGACTTGAGGAATATGATAAGGGAATTTATCAAGGGCAGCGCGGAAGGGAGAGGCGACGGCTTCAAGAAGTGGGGCAGTAATGGAATCTTTGTGGATGGTTGAAGCGAGAGCTTCAAGAATCCCCTTGAAACCTCCAGAAGCACCGTGAAGTGTGGGGAGAGGGGCGATGGTGGGAGAACGATACGGACGGCCATAGCGGCAGGCTGAGTGGGGCGAGAGGTAGGGATGAGGAGCGTGGAGCATGGCGGGGGCGGTAGGGCGGGGATGGCGGGGGGGGAGGAGGAAGAGGCGGAAGAAGGCGGTGAGGATGTCGGCTAAGAACAACCCGAGGAGCGGGAGGAAAAACCACGGCGGATCCGTGATGGGCAAGATGACTAGAGTGGAGAAAAACAGGAGAGGGATTAAAGAGAGCTGTAAGGAAAGTAAATTCGCCGTGGAGTTGATCTGAACTGTCGGAGTGAACCTTTAGATTTCAGAGCGACGCGGGGAATTTAGGGGAAATGCAAAAATTATTTCAAGAAGAACACAGGAACTCGCAGCCTTTCGGACGGGCGAGAACTGAATCTGAGAGATT